GCTTGGTGCTCGCCTGCCTCATCGCATGGCGCGTAAGTCCGGAGTGGATTTTTGCGTGTTCAGTTTTCCATCAGAAAGGCGCATGAGCGTCTTCATGGGTCGTCACGGTGGCAAGCCTTTTGGTGACGGCAACTGGGAACGGATCGTCGTTCGGTAATCAGCATGCCCAGGCCTACGTCTTATGAGAAAATTGGCGAGTTCACTTGCATCGCCGACTTGGAACCTTGGGCTGTCCTTTGCGGCCTATGCGCTAGATGCGGTCATGTTCGAGACTTGAACATTGGTGAAATTTGCCGAAAAATCGGACCCAATGAGTTTCTCAAAACTCATCAATGGAAGCTGCGCTGTGAAGATTGCACCATGAAGGGTGAAAGCGAATTCGTAGTCTATCGAGCGCCGAGGTAAATATGTCCGGATATAAGTCTGAAAGCGGTGTCGCTGGAACAAGCAGTAAAAGGTTTGAGCATTGGTGTGACGCGGACGGATGCGAAGCTTGGGGCACCTACGGTTACAAAACCAAGTTTGGGCAGCTGTGGTTCTGCTACGAACACAAGCAGCAAGGCGAAGACGCGCTAGCTGGACGGAAGTGAAAGGTGCCCTATCCTAATCAGATCAGGAGGAGCGCATGTGCAATCTTTACAACCTCACTACGACACATGAAGCCATGCGCCGTCTGTTTCCAAAATTCGGCGATATAACGAACCGTGTTGATCCGCAGTTAGATGTCTATCCAGACTACCCAGCCCCGGTCCTGCGCAACATGGCAGATGGTGAGCACGAGCTTGCACATCTTCGGTGGGGAATGCCGACGCCGCCTATGTACGTGAAGGGCGAAGCTGACAGCGGCGTAACAAACATTCGTAACCTCACCTCCCCTCATTGGCGACGCTGGCAAGGCGTTGAAAGCCGCTGCGTTGTGCCAGCCACATCATTTTCCGAATATGGACAAGAGCCAGATCCAAAGACGAAACGTAAGCCGTTGCACTGGTTCGCTCTAAACGAAGAAAAGCCGCTCTTTGCCTTTGCTGGCATCTGGACGACATGGAAAGGTGTAAGGAAGAAGAAAGAAGGCCCCGTCGAGGTCGATATCTTTGCTTTCCTGACTACCGAGCCCAACGCTGTGGTAAAGCCAGTTCACCCGAAGGCAATGCCGGTAATTCTCCGCACGACCGAGGAGATTGACGCGTGGTTGCGTGCGCCATGGGATGAAGCGAAGGTAATGCAGAAGCCATTGCCGGATGAGGCCTTGCTCGACCTGACGCCAAGCAATGACAATAAGGAAGAACAAACTAGTCTGTTTTGACTGCACCGGTAGGAACCGATGCAAATAATTAGTCACTCAGGCACATATACCTCAACCATGATAACGGTGATTGACTCTCAATCAAAATGAGAACATTATGGGAACATCCGAAGCGGAGACGAATTAGAAAGACTCATGGCAATTAAGTTTACGAACACCCCTGTCCGCCCAGTAGAACCAAAAACAGGTAAAGCCAAAGGTTCGAAAAAAGCAGGTGGAACGTCGAACCGCGATAATTCTGATCTCGACAAAGACACCAACGGGAAGTGACCTGAATGGCTAATGCGCGTCTTATCGTGGTTGCTGCCTTTGATAAGAATGATGACGGTGAGCTCGTTCCTGCATTCGATCCAATGTCGTTTGAGACCGAAGGCCGTGCAATGAAAGCTGCGACCAGCCTTGAAGGAAAGCATTCGGGGATTGTCGCTTGGAGCCGGGAAGCAGATCCAGATATCGGTGAATATGGACCTCCAGCCATTATTTTCCAGTTTGGCGAGATCCCCGACATGGAATAATAAGACGCCTCAAACCAAAACCCGTCAAAGCGGGGTTTATTTTTAGCTAGGCATTGCATCTGTGGCGACCCAACAGAGTTAAAATGCACTTTTCAATGAAAATTCATTTTGATAGAATTTTGCCGCGCTTCGTGACAGGAAGCTGGGTCCACGCGAAGCGCAGCCCCGGCAACCCGATCACACCTCTCGTGCCGGGGCTTTCCCTGGTCGTGACTTACTTCGCGCGCAGTTCGATCGCCTTCAATCTCTCGGCAAAGAATATGATCTTATTCAGATCGTAAAGGCGGCTGGCTGCGTCCTTCTCGCCAAAACGATAACAAGCCTTAAAGATGTTGCCGAGCGCAAAGGACATGCCTTTGTACTCAATAAGGTCGTTTAGCTCACTCGCACCATCTGGCAACTCGTAATAGCTGGTCGAGCCGCCATCGGAGGTCACAGTTGAAGGAAGGCCGTGGACGGTGATGTCGCCTAGACGGGTTACTGGTCCTTTATAGCGTATCATACTTCTTCCCTCACCTTACGCTTCGGCTCCTCGAACTTCTCAGTCAAAGGCCCACCTGCCAACAATCCGCGCAATGCTGACAGCTTATTTTCCACAAGCGGTCGGAAGCGCCTTGCAGCAAACGGCGGGTTTTCATAACCGAACTGCGGGCAAGTTCCGCGATCTACGCCATTGAGACGTACGCCGATGAAACTGCCTTGCGTGTAATGCTCGAACGGACCAATCCACGAGATCTCGTAAATCTCGCCTTCCTTGATTTCGAGATACTGTTCAAAGCCGACGGCACTGTCGATGCAGACCACTTTTTGCCCAACATGGAATTGGTTCATGCTGTGTCTCCTTCAATAATGGCTTCGGCAATAATGCCTCCTGCAATTCTATGTATATCCGACCACGCATCCTCATCGTCGAATACGCAGATCGCTATCGCAGCACACCGCTGCCTTTCTGCAAGGACGGCTGCTGCAATTCTCTCCTCGATGTGACGCTCAAGTTTAATCGCTGCAATATTTTCGCCCATCATGCCGCTGCCCTATTCTCAATGCTTCGGTACTCAACTGCCACATCGTGCTGCATCGCTCGATCGATGCCCATCTTCATTCCGGCGCTGATACCACGATCAGAGTAAACAACGCATTTCGTAGCCACACGATACCAGGCAAGACCGGCCTCAATGCCCAACGACCGTTCATCGGGCCGCATATCGTCCAACACTTGCGTGTGCAGCAAATGGCTAGCAATCGGTGCCTCGCCTCGTCGCAGGCTGTCTAAGAGGCACGCTCGTGCATATGCTATGTTGCCGTCCACGTCGCCGCTGTAAGGTGTTTCGATGATGGAGAGTGGTTGACGGTTGTCGTTATAAGGTTTTGGCAGGCACCTTATAACCCCTGTTCTTAACAGCCGCCCTTCAACAGCTGCGCGTGCGGCTTGGTCTTCTGCTTCTTCAAGCATATGCTCTCCTCGTGTTGTGGTGAAACGCCGCTTGGTGGGCGGCGTGGTTGGTATTGTCTTGATGCGGTTTCCCAGCCTACACTGATAAACAATCAGGGAGGCCGATATGCAAATATTAGACGCCAAGTACGTTGGGAACTCAGCATCCATCACTGTGCAGTTCTCCGGCAAGAAGGTGGTCGTGGAATATGGCCCAATAGCTCCACCAATAGACGGAAGGATGCGTTCCCCATTCATCGACAATAAGGATTTAGCCATGAAAGAAATTTTGGCACAAACCAGCCAACTTGAAACTGAAATTCGAGCGGCCGTTGCAGACTATCTAGCGTCCCAAAAGGGCTGACGGTTAGGCTGCAGCCCTTTGACTTTTCGCATTATCATTAGATGCCGCATACTTCCCTGCGACCATCTCGGGCCGGAGAATGTCGCGACCGACTTCACCAAACTGCTTGCTATAGGTTATCCGTTTAGCTGATCGACCAGACAGCCACCCACCGCCAGCGGCATAAGCGTCTGGTGCTGCGAGCGTTTCATGCTGCTCGACATACATCAGCGTGCCTTTTCTGGCATCGTCGCTGTGTCGGTGTCCGATATGCACGTAGGCGTGTAGCGAGCGGCCAAACATTCCACGGAACATGCCAGCAATCGTGCCCTCGATATTTGCGACTCCTCGCTTGTGCCCGTGATGATAGGCAAGCATCGTGCTGCCCCACTCGAATGCGTAATAGAGCGACGGTGAATTATCGACAGTGATGCGAGGTTCGTCTTCATACATAACGGCGAGCATCTCACGAAGCCATGCGGATGAGGCCGGGTCGTGATTCCCCGAAGCCATCACGACATGAACGCGCTCGTGCTTCTGCAAAAGCATATCAATGATGCGGCGGATCGTTCGGATCACAATGCGAATGACTTTCTGCAGGCGGCTGTCAGCGTCCAGAACATGCTTGTGGGCAGGCGTGACGCTTTCAAGCGCATCGTGATGCATAAGGTCGCCCAACTGCGCCAGAATGGCCGTGTGAGCGTCGGGAGCCTGTGCCACAGCCGCAGAGAACCAATCAAGCAATAGCTGCTCGGCAATCCGCAGATCGTAATCGCTGCCAGTTTCTTCGCGCCACGACATCATGCCGAAATGGTTGTCAGTGATCGTGAACTGATTCAACAGATCCTCGCGACACCCCTTTGGCGCCGGCATAATCGAAACGCGCGGCAAATCTTCTTTTAGTGCTTCAACCATGGCCGTGATTGCTGCACGCTGTTGGTCGGCGTCCGCACGTTCCATGATGTGCTGCGTGACGATGCGCCCTTCGCTGTTAACGAGCGTCGTCTTGCCTTTAACCGCTAGACCGGCAGTCGCTTCGTAGACAGGGCCAGCCTCTTTCGTCTGGCGCATGTACGTGCCGTTCGGCGTCTCGGTCAGGCTTTTGATTGTATAACCGGGCAGCGTTTCTTTCGGACCCATCAGCCCGAGCTCAGCCGCGCGTTTGATGCTGTCGTGAAATGCAGACTTCTTGACGCCGCACGCGTGCGCAGCCTTCGTTATCGTGCCGTGCTGCTGATATGCAGCAACACGGCGGGCTAGTTCTTGTTTGGAAAGCATTTATTGTCCTCGAAGCTCGTGTATTGACGGGCCTTTGATCTCAATCGTGGAGACCGGGCCGCCGGGCTTACTGTCGTCGAACACGCCGACCACTAGACGGCCGGTATACCAAGCGAAGGTGTCGAGGTCAGTGCGTCCTGAAAATAGCAACGGGCCATCTTCAAATTGATGATGGCCATGAACAACGTGCCTTTCGCGATGCCCGCCTTCATATCCATCTGGATACAGCATCCATTGCATGGTCTGTTTCGTCTGCTTATCGAGCGGGATAGTCTCGTCAACGCCGGCATGAACGAACACACGATGCTCATCCAAGTGGATCATAGGCAGGGCTTTAAGCCAATCGATGTGCGACTGTGGAACAAGCGTGAGCGCTGAGGATATAGATCCGCCTTCCTTTGCTCCGTACGACAGAAGTGTCGCGCCGCCACCGTTCGGCATCCAATACGAGCCCGCGAGGCCAGTGGCGAAAAGGCAGGTCAACATGATCTCTTCATGATTTCCCTGCAAACATACCCATTTCCAGCGTTTCGGGTCATCCGGCCCTTGCATCAGTCGTTCAATGACCTGTGCGCTTTGCGGCCCACGGTCAACGTAATCGCCCATGAATACAATGGTGCCACCAGAGTGGCTGCTTTGTTCGATGCGTTCGATTGCGGCCAGCAATAGATCGTATCGTCCGTGAAGGTCGGCGACTGCAAAAGTCTTACTCACGCGGCACCTCTGGCAACGATCATGGCGTCGGCGTATGCGTAAGCTAACGAGGCGGCCACCTTTACGATTGTTGTATTGTTCGTCTCTGCGAAGGTCGCCATCTCATGGTGCGATCCGCCAATAAGACCTTGCAACGCCTGCCCCGCAAAATGATCACGTATCGTCAGACCTTCATGAAGACTGCCTATACGGAACCCTTGCGGATTTTGCCATGTAAGGAATGGATGGGCAGGCCCACCCGTATTTACGCGCGCACCCGCGCCCTGTGCCTGTTCGGACATACAGTCTCCTCGTGTTGATTGGTTTGCGGGTTGGTGGCCCGCAATTTGTCATTGTGGTGGAAGTGAAAGGGGCGTCAAGTATGATGGGTGAAATTTAGGATTCGGGGGGGGGGATTTGCATGTCGAAGGCGACAATCGGAGTTTGCGCATTTTGCCAGCAAGAGAAAAAGCTCTCCAGATCACATGCAATTCCCAACAGCTATTTTCGATCCGCAAAGAGTAATGGTCAGGCAGTAAAATATAAAACTGACAACTCTCCAAATAGCGTAACGCAAGCTAGCGGTGACTGCCCGATGCTCTGCGCTGAATGTGAGAGCCATTTCAATGTCAATTTTGATATACCACTGCAGCAAATTATTGAAAAATTAGATAGACAACGAACTATATGTGCTAACGACGCTCGTTCAATTTCTCGTGCAATGTTATCAGTTGCTTGGCGAGCCAGTAAAAGTGACGCTGAGTTTTATCAGAATTTCAAATTATCCCGTCATCACGAGGATCAAATCAAATCTCTTTTTTCGGATAATTCACACAAGTCATTGGCTCATTATGCCGTGAGAATAAGCCGATTATTTGATCATATTCACGGCAATGACGTCAATTTAGCAAAGATAATGCTTTCGCCACGCATCCTCCGAAACAAGAATGGCGTAAACCTTACGTTTATGTTCGGAGGCTGCTTTATTGAAATACTGTCGCCACGTCCTCCACGTCCGACAGCTGTTAGTGAGCACTACCTAAAGACTGGACTGGGGAAGAACAATATTAGAACGATAAGTGTTTATGCGGTGCCAGGGTACGGTGAAAACATGTTGCGAATGCTTGAGAAGGATCGCGAAGATCATGTGACGCCATCCTTCCGTCGTTTTACCGCGCCCAACTGAATCGCTCACCCCCTAGCCCGCGTTGTCTTCTGCTCAAACACACGATCCATGCGCTCGGTGAGTCCGTCGATGCGGTTTGCGACGCTTTCAATGGCGCGCATGATCTGCGAGGTCTGTTCCTGCATCCCGGCCTTTGTGGCGAAGGTCTCAGCCGCACGTAGCTTATAGTCTGACAGCTCCTGCCGCGTCAGTGCGGCGAGCGCTGTGGCTGCTTCGGCTTTGGCGGCCGTTTCATTTCTCGCAGCGTTGATCTTGCTGTCGACGTACTTCCAAAGGCCAAACAAAAAGCCAAAGAGCATCACGATGAAGCCGACAACGCCCATGATTTCAGGTCCGGTCATGCTTCGTTTCTCTTTAGATTAAACATAGTTAATGTGCCCCTTTGTGTTCGCTTAAGGTCTTTGCTGATATGATTGCGGCATGAGACAGGTATCGAACAGTTTGATTGGAGAAATCTTCGGTGCGGTTCTGCGGGTTTTATGCATCGCGGTGCCGGTGATTGTTGCACTGGCAGCTATAGTCTTCATCGTGAAATACGAAGAGAGACGGGCGTTCATGCCGAAAGAGCAAACCCCGGGAGTGACTGAGCCTTTGGGCAACTGACCTCAAGGCCGTACCCCGCACAGCTTTTCCATTTTCTCATTCTCGGCCAGGATCTGGCGCTTGGTTTCTGACGTGTCGTCGTGGCTGGCGTAGATCACCCCCGCCACATCGCAATAGTTACCGCTTGTCGCGCATCCACTTAGCAAGCCGAGCGTCAACAGCGCTGTCATCAAGACGGCTGACTTCATTTTCTATCTTCCGTGCTTTGGTTGCCGATTGTGCTTCGCGCGCGGCCTGAGCTGTTTTGCTGTCGGACCGGCCTTTGAGGTACGCGCTGACAAGGACGGCCAACGCCGCGCTCAGAGCAACGGCGTAGCCTGTCAACTTGGAGCGAAGTGCTAGGAGGAAGGTCATGCTTACTCTCCTGTAAGAAGCAAGGACTTCGAACCGTCGCATTCGCGGCGGATCAGATACCCATCGCGAGTTTCGGTGATGCCTTGCGCGAGCGTTAGGTGCACACCGGTCCAACACTGGACCTTTTCGCCAATCGCGACTTCAGCAGTCTGCGCATCAGCATCGTAATCAATTACGATCCTCACGCCGCCACCCTCTTCAGTTCGAGCCTGTCTGTATGCCAGAGCCAGAAACCGCCACCGATGGCGACGAGCACTAGTGCGACTGTCAAGAATGCCCACGGGTTCGACACGGCGCTGATAAGGCCAGTCAAGAACGTACCGCCACCAGCTGCGACGATGGTCTGCACCGTCTTATCCTTGAGCAAAGGCACGTCGTCAGGCTTGGCGTCATCAGGAGCAGCGGCCTTCATTTCCCGCGCAGCAATCAGGCTGTCTAGGAAGTTGCGATAATAGCCGGAGATCAGCGTGGCCTTGTCGGTGCCGTTGACGATGACACGCGCGCCTTCAGGATCTGTTTTGCCCTTGCCGAAAAAGTCACTCAGCTTGCGCCCAGTGAACTTGCCCAGCACCATGCCTTCAAAGAGGATACGGATTGCCGTGGCTAACTCCAGCGCCTTCTCTGGCGCATCGGCAATACCGAACTTCTTGTAGTTGTCCTCGCCTGTAATCTGAGGCAGGCCTCGCCCGCGATAAGTCCAGCCGTCATTAACGCTGTCGTTACCCATGCGGCCGCCATAGACCTTATTAGCGAGCTTTTGAGGCTGGCGAACATATGGCTGGGCCGATGCGATTGACGAAAAGCGCTTTGGCCATGTCTTCCGAATTTGCGCCGCACTGGTGTAGTTCAGATTCTCGATGACCGGCTGCATCTTGCCGCCAGTCTCATGAAAGACAGTCGCAAGGATATAGGCGGTCTGCTCGTCGGGTAAATTGCGGCGCTCGGCTTCGGCCAAGATAGCCGATGTGCCATCAACCTGAGCCTGGCTCAAACGGCCGCCAAAAGGCGCGCGCCTCGCATACGCGAAGAACGTTGTTTTGTTCATTTGATTGTCCTAGATTGCCGCCACAACTTGTGAGGGCGGGAATGAAACGTTTGGGAATTGTGGCGCTGCTAGCGCTGACGGGATGCGCAGGTGCGAACTATGCTATGCAGCACTATTCGAGCGTTAAGCCGGTGTCGTATACAGCGCCATCAGGCACTGGATATCGGATTTACGATAAGCCGACTGAAAACCGCTTAATGATAACTCCCACCTTAGGCGCTTCCTTTGGAGGTGGAGTTGTTAAAGGAGCAACGTTCGGAGCCTACAATCCAATGAACGCCGAAGTGGTCTACCGTGATGCGGCAGAAGCATTCCTAGCATCAAAGGGCCGCACCTGTCGGGTTAACGACATTTCTCTTGTCTTCGAGCCGCAGTATGAGGCCCGGTATCAGTGCGAATAATTTTTCGCTAAGACAAAAAAGAAGATTGTGCAGCCGGGCACTACGCCGCCCGGGTCTTTCGGGTTGTAAACGTAGTCGCCTTCATCCGTGAAGACATGCGGTATCGCTTTAGTGACGGCAGCCTTTTCGATTTACTTTCTTAGAGTTGCAGATTTGAAATTCTCGTCATACTCTCCGCGCTGGGCAGGCTTGGGGAGATTTCTGTGAAGCATTTACTTATTGTTACCGTTGTCGCTGCCGCGTGGACGAACACCGCTGTTGCCGAGACATTTGACTGGTCCGGCATCTATGGGGGCGTGAGCATCGGTGCGAGATGGTCTAAAGCGAAGACAGACACACCGTTTGATATTTGGAACCAATATTACAGTGCGGACGGCGCTAACGTCACAGGTGGCGGCTATGTCGGATACAATTTCCAACATGGCCAGTGGGTATTCGGTCCAGAAGTTTCCGTAGAATTCACAGGCGGCGAATTCAAAGCTGACAAACTTCCTTGGGTGTTAAACACCGCAAGTGACGATGCTTATTTCCAAGAGAGATTTCGGTCAAAAGCGACAGCGTCGGTCAATGGACGCCTTGGCTACGCCTTCGGACAGTATCTGCCCTACATCACTGCTGGATACTCACGGGGCTGGTTTAGCCTAATGAGCGATGCCGTCACTCCGGGTTATCTTTCTTCATACGCCAAGTCAGATATAGACAGAAATGGCTGGAACATTGGCGCTGGAGCGGATTGGGCAATCACACAAAACATCATCGGTCGCGTTGCATATCGTTACAACGACTTCGGCAAACAAGATCTTGTTAGGGATTGGGCTCGCCGTCTAAGCCAACATACCGCTACACTCGGCATTGCTTACAAGTTCTAGCGAAGCATTGCCTTTTCATAAGGTTGTGAGAATATTTGCCTGCGCGCCGTCCCGAGCTCCTCAGCTTCAATCCCGGTGCGCGGCCCCGGTTCAGCCCCCGCTGGCCGGGGTTTTTATCTGATCTTGCCTCATCATTTTTCCGCCCTAGTTTCTAACCATTCACTGTATCGAAGCAGTTGCTCGTGTTGCACCAGTGATAAGCCCCAGCTCGGAATGATTACCCACGAGCTGGGGTTTTATTTTTCCGCCCTTGACGTTGAAAACATGGGCGCTAATTCGTTGCTTATTCACGGCATCACAGCCCCCGCTTGAATGTAACGTGAGTAACCCCGGTTCATGGCTGCCCGCCTGCCGGGTCAGGCCCCAGAGATTTCAAGCGCCTCTGGGGCTTTTCTTTTTGTATAGCCGTTGCTAATTTAGAGGCTGCGTTCAACGGGTCCTGATAATTGCTTTTGAACGCAACCCCGGCATGGTTGTGCGATCCTGCCGGGGTTTTATTTCTTGCATTTTTTGCTATTGAGATTGCGCGCTGAGACAACTGCATGCCCGTTGATGCGCAAGCCCCGGCTCGTGCTATCCTTCATTCCACATGCCGGGGCTTTTCTTTTCCGCCACATTCTGAAATGATGAACAGGCGCAATGTTGCACCCCAAAGGCAACAAAGCGCAGACCCCGGTACAGCCCCCAAGCAGATCGGGGTTTTTTTGTGAGATCTAATCACAAAGTAGGGACTGTTAATATTTTACCTTATGGTAAAGGACGGTTGCACTCGCCTTGCGGGGGCTATAGAGGCGGTGCAACCCCAGCCCCCCCGCCGGTGTCTGGGGTTTTTCTTTCACAATTGCCCGTTATACTTAGCGCGATAAGTGGAGGGGCAAATGTTTCTGATTGACGTTATGGAAGACAACATCGCGCTGCTGGCGATTATAGCGCTACTTGCTCTTGCTCTCTGCTTTTGGATATGGCGCAGGGTGTGAAAACCGCCTCAAGGGCGGTGCGGTCTGTCAGTTAGGGAAAATGGCGAGCAAAGATTTCATCAATATCCGCGAACGTGAAATCGACGCCCGTTTTAATATCTGCTGTGATTGAAGCTTCAACAGCAAAGCACTGGGCGACATGATCGAGAACAGCATCGCTAACTGCGATGATTGTTGCAGCGTCGACCATAAGAAACTCTCCCGTCGCCGTTTTCCATTGAGTGGAAAATTCTGGATTTCCCTGTGCAGCAACGCGAGCGCCTGAGATCATCATCTTTGAGCGATCGTCGGTAGCTATGAGCAATCCATCAACCTCAATTCCACCGACCTCTGCCTCCCAGCGCTTTGCCGCTACGTACTCTGGTATCGTCATGCCGGGGTTGTCGGTGACAGGTTCGCCATCTTCAACCGGAACGGTCTTCATAGGCGGTTCGATACCGAACGCTTGGTAATGCATCGGCAGACCTTTTTTTCCCAGACCTGACAAGTCTGGAACCTGCTGCGTTACGGACATTATGCATCCTCCTTGTCAAACTCTGGAATGAACCGGCCTTCACTGTCGGTATTCGGATCGAGATCAGAACGCACAAAGGCATCATTACGGCGTCCAGTCACCATCCAAGCGATAGTTGCCGTGCTTTCCGTATCTTCACAGATAATGGTGAATTTGCCGCTGTCGGCTGGAGCCTCGACCCATACGCGATCCGGCCCATACTGGTTTTGCAATGATGAAACTATCACGTCAGCGTTGAGCGCTGCGAAGGTTCCATCCGTCATGCCGAAAGCAGCATCAATATCGACAGACATTCGCCCATCAACAAGATCGACCATACCGCGATAAATGTTCACATATTCCGTACTTTCAACAAATCCATGGCGCAGATTTTTGTTGAAGGGGTCCAACGGGTGATCAATTTCGAAAGTGCCGCCAGCCTTTGAGATTGTTCCAAGAAAAGCTACACTTTTGTTGGGTCTGAAAATGACCGCTTCACCCGTCCAAGTGCCTCCCGTAAAAGCTTGAATTCGGAGAGACTGGTCAGTATAGACGTAATCTATTCCCCATCGTTGAGTGCCAAACTCCTGAACAACAATAAGATTTTGATTGACGTTTTGGTCGCCACGAAAACGTAAACTACCCCTCAAGATATCCGTTTGACCTTGAAAAACAGGGGTAGCTATCGGTGCCTTAGCATCAAGGGCAGTTTGTGTAGCAGCGCTAATTGGCAAAGATGATTTAGCAACCCGCGTTCCATCTCCCTGAATGATTTGCGATGAAACGCCATCGGTAATTGCCGCAATTCTCCGTCCAATTTCACTTAGATCAAACGTTCCGGCAGTTCCCGCGCCTGTGAACATGATGCCTTTGTCCGCGGCTCCCGTCAGACCAGCTAGCGACTGCAGGTTGCCATTCCCAAGAAGCTCAATAAGAGTTGTTGCCTGGGCGGTCACACGAGCACCGTCAGGAAGATAGCGAGCGCGATATACAGCATTGGTGAGAGTTGTCCCCGTCCACGGCGCTGTAAGCGTCAGCGAGGTATCGCTGTTCACACTCGCAATGACCGCTGTCAGGTTTTGAATTTGTAGCGTGTCGCCTTCACGGAATTTCGCAACATTAAACAGCGTTCCGGTGCCGGTAACAGTAACCGAACCGTTGGCGAGCGAAATCCTGCCAGAGGTGTAATCTGACAAAACAGCCATTATATTCTCCGATTTTCGGATTGTTAGAGCGTTGCAGCTCCGAGGATGAAATAACGAGCGCCGACGGGTTCAGGGAAACCGCTGCTGTTGACTGGCCCCGACGAGTTTCCGGGGTTCATATGCATGATGATGTGATCGTCACGCACAACGGTTGAAGTCGAGTATCGCAAAGCTTCGACAGCTCCACTCCCCGGCGTGATATACATGTCATGCGTGCCGTTGCGGTAGAAATTGCCGAAATCATAAATGACCTTCGGGAAGATAAAGAGGCCTTGAGGATCGAAGTTTATCCGATGACCAACCTTGCCATATCGCCAATGCACCGAAGCGCTTTCAGTAAAGCTTGACGTTGGTACATAACTTTCAGCGAGAACGGTAACGGCTGCGAAGCGAGTATCAAGAAGGATATCGTTATAGCCGGGCGCCACATCGCTCGAACCCGGTCGTTTGATCTGCAGGTATTGCCCTTCGACCTTCCGGATTATAGCGCTGCCCCCAGATGAATACCCCTGCAACCCGGTCGCATAGAGCATATATTTGATGGAAACAGCGTGCGTTCCCGTCACAAAGAAACGAATGCCACCGAGCTCAACACGATAGTCAACCCACGTTCTTTCCTCGTTTAGCCCGCTATTGAGGTTGACTGGAGGGATTGCAAAATCCCAACCATTCAGGCTGCAGATCGTGTCACAGACCATCGATGGCGAGAGATCGAAGTCGATTGAGGATGGCTTCGGAACAAACAAACTTGTGCCGGGCTGCACCGCTCCCGTGGTCCCCATCATGATCACTTTGATCGGCGTTCTGTCGCTATCCATGATCAGTTGTCGGCCCGTAGCCGTGTCGATGGAAAACCCCGGCCTTGCCAGCTTTATTCGAGTGGGCGATGCTTCAAACATGATTTGCCCGCTCACAGGCGTTCCGCTCGGTCTGGGTATCGGCACATTATTGCAAGGTAGATCCCAGATCATGGACGTCATGAACTCCTGGTCGCCGCCGATGTAGGCAACAATCCCGGCCGCTTGATTGGTCGGTCTGATTGCCCAACCTGAATAACCAAGCGCCGCGGGAATATCCTGATAACCGAATTTGCCTTGGTGCGCTTCTGGATAGACGTTCGCTGTAATAGCTGAGTTGGTGACAGACTGATAATATGCGCCGGAACTGCTCGGCTTGTTATTGTAAAGGACGCGAGCAGTTCCATCTGAGGATATAAACTTGCACTCGGCGAACGGTATTATCCCGCCGAGGTCTGGCATCCTTCCTATGCAGCCGTAGATCCGATATTCGTTGACATCGAATGAACCTGTCGTCGTCTGCATTACCCATGCATCGCTAAGGGAATTAGAAACTAAACCGTAGTTCCCGTTGGGATAGTCTGCTTTGTTTAGCCGTTTTGCTGTCTGGAAATGGCGAAAAACATACGAAAGATTGCTTGCCTCCGAGTTGAAATAGAAGCGGTTATGAGCATCATTCGGGACGTCTAACGGCCAATCACTGTCATATTTATTGACTTTCATCACCGCGCCCACGCCCGGTTTCCAACCTACAAACCAACTGACCATTAAACGATAATCCTCAGATACGCATTGTTTCCATCGCCGCGTGCGTCGAATTTGTTGTTATCGGACTGAAGCCGTTTAAACTTCACGGTCCCTACAACGATATTTTCCATCACGACACGTCCATTCTCGACAACAAACGGATACGTGAAGCTGCCGTCAGTATTCGGATCTGCGATGGCGAACTGATTGGCAATGACAACAAACTGGCTCGAAGTTTGAGTAACATTTACGAACCAACCGGCTTGCTTCCAACTGTCACCGATCCCAACCCGTGCTAACGCAGCAATTCTACTTGAAGCCCCGCCGCTCCCCGACGTGGCCGTAAAGCGCAGAGATCCATTCGCGTTGATATCGTTGACCGACGCATTGACCTCAGTCAGCGCATTGGAAATGGCAGTCATATCGCCTTGGACGCCATCAACTCGGCTCTGAAGAAGTACAACAGTGCTTGCATCGGCCTTCGTGCCAAGGCTTACATTGATCTGCGTTAGTTGCTGCCCAATGGCGCTGTTTGGGCCTGTGGCAGTTAAGATATCTTCCTGCCATGATGCTTTAGCCGTTCCAAACGTGTTCGTAAGCTCACGTCTGATTGTCTGGACATTAGAATACGCATCCAATAGTCCACTTGCCGACGTTGTTGCGTTTTCCTGCGCCTGCCTTTTGAACTCACGCAAGTCATCTGTCATGTAGTTAACGAGGCCTTTGACATCGTCATCCAGTCGCGGAAAATCGACAGGGCTGTCCTCGCGTCGAGCGTCGAGAGTTGCCACCTTGACTGCAGCAGACCAAGCCACAGGACGAGTGCCCGAAGCCACCCTAAGCCTTGTTCTAACCCACCAATCAGTGATGCTCGTCAGACCATTCACGATCTGAAAGACGGTTACATCTTTGGTCACGAACGACGAGAATACCTGTGACGGGTCATTGTCGGGCCAATACTGGATGTCAACACCTTCGACAGTGATGTCGTCAATCGCATCCCAGAACAACCGAATGCCGGGATGCTCTTGACCATCAGCGCCAATTACCTTGTTAGCGACGGCGTTGAAGTTTTGGACCTCAGCAAGATAATCCGGATCGCCATTCGGCGTTGGAACAGGCGGATTTGTTGCATAAGCTGTCGGATCAAAGATACCGTCGCCAACCTCCTGCCACGAGATTGAAACATCGCGAACACTGTCGCTGCCCATTGCGCCAAGGGCTTTCGAATGAACCTGAAACTTGATCGTGCGGTTATAGCGAGCTGATACCCATTGAACCCACTGGCCAACCTGCAGTCCAAGGAACTTCGGATGCACGGTAAAGTTGCCGTTCGCCTGATAGCGTGAGGCCCGGATCGCGATATCTGCCAGACGGTCGCCTACTCGCGGATCAGTGACGGCAGTGTAATCCACCTTGGAAGCCAGTCGCTCGCGATCCTGAGCCAATGCAGCTGCATCAACGCGCGTGGTGAGCGACGTGGTTTCATAAAACAAGTCTGGGCTGACATAAGAAGCCGCAACAGTGTTGACCAGATCAGTCCGGGTGCGCGTTAACGACAGCTGGAAAGACTTCTCCCAAGCGATATCGTCATCAGTGATCGTCGCAACGACTGCCTGATTAGCGCCGACGATTGGATACTCACCTGTCACGCCTTCAATCCAAGATCCTGCACAAGCTTCGCGCAGTGGCGTCATATTGGTTTCGTGCGTAACCCCGTCGCCAGATGAAGCAATCAATGCTGCCGTATAGCGCTT